GCGGCGTGTTATCAGGTATATCATATTTATAGTATACATTATCGATAAGCCACCAATCGGTAATTCCTTCTATTACTATCTCTGTAATAAAAGTATCTACTGTGTCTGCAACTGCAAATACTTTACTTTCTGCTACTGTCATATCTGTATTTACATCTAGTGTAAAGTTTTCTGATGCACCATTGTCATAATACACAACACCTGATACACCACCTTCTTGGTCTATGGCAGCATAATTAAAACCTACTTCGTATGGTTCGTTGGGAAATGCAATGGTAAGACTGTCTGAACTACCTCTTATACCTAGTTGGTATCTATCATTGCCAAAGTATTCACTAGCAAAACAATCCATATCCTCTATACCTATAAGGCCTTGCTCATTTAGATTGGCACATTCAGGACTTTGTGTAGTAGCAGCACTTACAACTGTGTCACTAGCTCCATATACAAATGTAATATCTGTATTTATTTCTTGATTGTCAAAGGTTTCTGTAACTGTAGTTTCTTCTGCTATTGAATGTAAGGGTACGGCTAGCACTAAAGCTGCAGCTATCGCTGCTAACTTTCTCACATTAAGTTGTTGATTAACACCACCAGTGCCGAGATTGCAACCAACCAACCCGATAACTCTTGCCTTGATATTTTTTGATTTACCTTTTCGTGTAACTCATCTATACGTTTATTTATATCTTGTTGTCCCTCCAATATAAGATTTAACATTTCTTTCTGTGTAAAGCCGTTGCCGTTAGAGGATGTCATCTCTATCCCAATCATCTTGCCAGTTCCAAGGGTCTTTTTTCTTATGATAGTAAGGTGCTTTCTGTGATTTACCTGTTAGAAATTTATATAGATTGCCATAGTTTTCTATAACTAAAACAATTAAAAACAAGTTTATGAGTAAATCCATAAATCGGATTATATCATATTCTCCAGTAGGTTTATAAGCAATTCTATATAATCTTGATGTGTACTGTCTAATGTAATGCTGTCATCTACTTTAGCTAGCTCTATTGCTTTATATAAAGTATCACCGTCTATGTACGTTATTGTGTAAGGGTCAGGAAGCAAATCATAATCAGGAGGGTTTTTAACAAACTCACTCTCTATTATCCAATCATCCAGTGCTTCTATCATTGTCAAACTCTTTTACTGCTTTGTCATAGTACATTCTACTCGTAGCTATTACTGATGCTGCTTCATCTCTAAATACTTGGTCAGTCTGTTCTGTAGCTTTTACTACATCTAGTTCAAATGTATCATCTATAGGAACAACAGATATGTGTATGAGAGGAGTGCCTTCTGTTACTTGCAATACTTCTCCTACTTCCATTGGTCTATTTATTTCAAACGGAAAGTTTACTTGACCATACGCATCAGTTCTAACAAGGCCTGATAAAAACTTAATAGGCCTATCTTCGTAGTGCCAAAAAGGGTCATTAAATATTACACCCCAACCAGGTGGTGTTTTAAATTGCCAAGGTGATACAAGTTTAAATGCACCTCCACCAACTATTGGTGTAACAGGTGAGCCTTCTATTTGGTACTGTGAATGACCATCAAGTGCTGTAGGTAAAGGGCCTTGGCCTATCTGCCAAAATATATCTTCTTCTGTCCTAGTAAACTCTAACCAAGACCAAGAAGGCATTATGTAACCATAGTTAACTATGTCACGAATAGCAGGACAAGTTTTAATGTTTCCTGAATTAGCTAAACTTACATAATTACTATCACGTTTAAGTGTTTTCCACCAAGCGGGTGGTGCTTGTTTTGCAGGAACAATAGGATGTGCGTCTACTATCCAGTTTAAATCTTGATATATAGGTATAACTTCTAGTTTCATAGCAGTTTCTTTGGCCTTCTTTTTATCACAGTATTATATACTTTAGTAGTATTGTTTCTTAATTTTGTAATGTTCTTTACCTCTCTACACATAGCCCACATTTCATCAGTCATAAGTTTATACTCTACATCTACAGGCCTATTAAAATGTAAAAGCATAAAAGGTTTATCAACACTCCACTCAAAACTAGCTTGTTTCTTTTTATCTGTTACTTCTACTGCAAAATTTAACATTCTGTTCCAACTGTAAATATTGAACGAACCTGGTACAAATGTACAGTTATCCATTTTTAAATCTGTGCCAGGTAATAATGATATTTCAATATCTTTAGTATCTGTAAAAAGTATATAAGGTACTATACATTGAAGTGTAAGAACTCCGTGTACTTCTTGTTTTGTTACATTTATAAAATTAAATATGTCTTGACCTAATTGACCTGCAGTATTACTACCAGTAGACTCGGTTTCCATAAGGCCTGTTACAGGATTGTATATCCATTTAACATCTAAAGGAGCATTAACTGCATATAATCTATTGTTAGCTATCTGTACAGCAGGACAACCATACGTATTTTTGTTATATAGATATGGTTCACTAAATATACTTGTTGGATAACTATAACCTCTGTCTAATGAATAAACTACTTTGGATTTCTTGTATCTATTAAATAGCATACTCCACCTTTATTTTTTACTCTTCAGTATGTAAAACCCATTGTGTGTTTTCTTCGTCCCAATCCCACCATTGGTTCTCTAATATTTCATCTGTTGGGTAATCTACTGGTGGTTTCCATTCCCATTCACTTTCATTCCAAACCCAACTTGGATAAGGTCCACTAGCAGGTTTAGTAAGTTTTTTATCTTCAGCCCATATGTCGCCTATGACTACTATATTGCTACCTGGTGCCAGTGAGAATGTATCACCAGGATTTTCTATAGATAAGAAGTCGTCTATTGTATCTCCGACAAGAATATTCTTTACAATATTATCAGGACCTATGTGTACAATCATTAAAGTTTTTTTACTTTCTTTATATTGGCTACGTTACCTGCAAGTGTTGGTTGTTCGTATTTTAATATTTGCATACGACCTGCTGAACCGTGACCACCTGAGTTACTGTTACTGTCATTCTTTCTACTACCTCCACCTGAGCCATAGCCACCACCATTGTTAGGTGTTGAACCACCATTCCCTCCAACGTTTGTGCCACCTACATCTCCTCCTCCACCTGAACCATAAAAACCTTGTTGACCTCCACCTGCACAGTAGTTTTCTCCTAGAAAAGCAAAGCCATCTCCTGCGTCTTGAGCGCCATTAGCACCAGTTAAGTCAGAACCCATACCTCCACCACCACCGCCCATATAGCTGTTGTTATTAGTTTTAGGGCCACCATTTCCACCTATGTTACCTGTTGGTGTAGTATTGTTATCTGCTCCTGAGCCACCTCCGCAGCCACCTGAACCACCTGCTTGACCCTGTCCTGCACCACGACCACCACCATCTACAGATATATTTGATAAAGTATTTTTATTATTTGATTGAGCTATAAAAGTTGCAGCATTCATACTTGTAGTACCACCATTACCACCATTTAAGAATTGACCTGAGTTAGCACCACTACCTTGAGAGCCTATTGTGATATTGGAAGTACCACTAAATTGTACGCCTTCAAAAAATACAGCACCACCTGCACCTCCTCCACCTGCACGCCAACCACCACCACCTGCACCACCACCAACGGCAAACACTTGATATTTGGTGTTGTAGCTATCAGGCGAAAATGAGCCATTACTATTGTTCGTTTGAACAAGTGTCATAGCTTTTGCATTGAGGTCTTCACCTCTGCTTATATGTGCAGAAGCACCATCATTTAATGCTAGTCTTTTAAAACCCATTAGTTTCTCCGATTATGTGATTTGTGTTCCAAAAGCATTTATTGAAACATTAGTATCACTACCATACAGTTGCAGTGCTTCTCCTGTTGCTAAAGTTATACCTAAAGTCATTGTTACTACATCATTTGCAGCAATAGCTGTATCATAGGCTAAGTAACTTGCGTCAGCAGTTCCTGAACCACCACTAGGATAAACACTTATTCTAAATGTTTTCGCAGAGGAAGCTCTGTTTGCAACAACTATAGATGAAACAATAGCACTTGTGCTAGCAGGCACAGTATAAGTGGTAGCGGATGTACCACCTGCGTGTTGTTTCAATATCTTATATTCGTTTGCCATATATCTCCTATATTATCATATTTTATCTTATGCACCTAATAATAGCATTTCATCCACATCTAGGTACTGTAATGCGAAACCTGTATCAGACCATAACATTAATTGTAAATCTACATTTAATGATACAGTTGCTTCAGGCAGTAAATCTATATCTTCGTCTATAGGTAAGTTACCAATAGTATCTATTACTAAACTTCCACCTTCTTTGAGCATCATTAACATACCCATATTATGCTCCCATCAATAGGAAACCGTGTATGTCTCCATCACCACCACCTGATGAGTATAAGTTTATAGCACCATCTCCACCCATACCGCTATGACTAGAACAATAATAATAAAGTGTTGATGTAGCTCCTGCTATACCTAAAGTTTCAGGTGTAATCTCTATTGTTGTAGATGAACCTGAACTTCCTGGTGTACCTGCAGTTGTTACGTTAGTTGTAAACTCTGAACCACTGTTATGCGAACCATCTTGTGTTAATGAAAATTTAAAGTTGTGAGTTGCTAGTGAACTGTCAGATGTATCAAACTTATATTTAAAACCTATCTTGAATATAAAATTAGATGACCTAGTTCCTGCACCTGAATCTGTACCTGATAAAAAGTAAAAAACATTTTGCGAACCTGAACCATCATCAGCTACTTTAACTGTTATAGGTACTGTAAGTGTTACTGCACCTGCTGATATATTGTCTATCTGTGTTTGTATTGCAGAAGATACACCATCTAGGTAACCAAACTCTGTGTTAGATACATTTCCGTTGTGTATTTTAGAAGCATCTATAGCAGCACTAGCATTGACATCTGCGTTGACAATAACACCACTACCAAAACTTGTAGCAATATCTTGCGTTGAACTGCTTATAGTACCTGTTATATCTCCAGTAAGTGCTATGTCATTTACTCTGTCGTGTAAATCTTCAAACATCTCACCTACAACGGCCATACGTACAGTTGTACCATCTACGTGTGTAGGGTCAGTATCATATCTTGTTTCTACATCTCTTGTCATAGCTGATACTGTTGTACCTGAGGATGCAGTTACTAATACAACTTCTCTGTTAGAAGCATTGTCAGGGTCTATTACTAAGTAATACGGTGCAGCTATTGGAGTAGTTCCATTTGTTGTAGGTGCTGCTGTTAATGTACAGCTATTAGCACCTGATGCAACAATACCATTTAATGTTGTTTCAAAAAAGTTACTGTATGTTGCTGTCTGTAATGTCATCTATGCTCCAAATTTCAATAATCCTAATTGCTGAATACCAAACACTTCTGTGCTAGTTACATCTGTAACAGTTTGCTGTCTAGTACCACGCACCGTTATTATAGCATACTGGGTTACACTTCCTCTTTCAACATTTGAATTTATTGGATAGCTTATTCTTTCTACCACACCACGTATAACTTCAGCAGGGTCAAATATTTCTAACGTAACAGATGCACCTTCTTTTGTACGTAACTCAGAATATATTGCTTCACCTAAACCTTTAACTTTTATAGGTTTACGATTAGGCCTTTCTACTCTATCTGATACATTTATAGGTATTTGTGCAACTACAAGTTCAGGCCTTGCTAATGCACGAAACTGTACTGATTTTACTTTAGGTGTATTTATTCCATCAGAAGTCTTAAGAACTACTTTACCTACTATAAACCTAGATACTTCAGCTATCTGTTTTTCAACGTCACCTGTACCTGTTGTTTGTACTATAGCTTGTTTAAAACTTGAATCACTAGGATTATCTAACGCTTCAAACTTTGTAGAAAAAAATAATTCTGTTGAGGTATTAGAAGCTAAACTTTGTGTAGACATTTCTGCACCTACAAATTGTTTTGCTTCAGCAGTAAAGAAATCTGCAGCAGATAACAGTATATAACCTTCAGATTCAAATGCAGATGTTTCTAAATATACATCACTTGCTGCTACTACCACCATAAACTTACCCTCTACTTGTGTAATACCAGTAACAAATCCACCTGCACCCATCTTTATGTTTCTAGCAAAACCTGCAGTTGGTAAGTAATATCTCCACAAAAATGTTTCACTACCACTTTCTTTTACACCACAGTAAACACTATCTCTTGATACAAACATAAATTTAGGTGTACTATCTACACCTGTTATATCCCATTCTTTTATTAATTGTCTTTGTGCTACAACATATAAGTCATCAGCAACAGTTAGTTGAGCTGTATAAAATCTACCTACTGATTTTGTTTTTTCTTTTGTTCCAAAAAATACAATACCTTCAGATGCTGCTAGAGAATGTACTTCTTCAAAAGGTATATTAGTTTGACCTTTTAGTGTCATAGTACCTGTTATATCTTTTATTGAAAATATATCTCCACTTGTTGACGCAGCTAAAACCACTGAACCTGCATCTATTACAGATGTTATACTAAAACTATTATCAAATGTAACTATTGCACTAGCTTCTGTTAAATCACTAGAATCCCAGGTTTGTCCTATAGGACTTATACCCCACAAGTAACCTACAGTTCCATCATCACCTGATATAAACAACTGACCCTTAGCAAAATGTATACCTGTTAAACCATTTGAGGCCTGGTCTGTAGTTCTTACTACCCAGGAACTACCTGTAAATTCTATTAACTGTGAACCTGAAGTGCCGTTAGCAGTTGTAGCATACATTCTGTCTCCTACTGCAACTAACCCTGTAAAGTTATGTGTAGCTCCTGTAGTACTAGATGATATTTCAGACCAAGATTCTGCTGATAAATCATACTTATGTATAGTTGTACCATCAGTTACGAATACATCTCCATTTGTAATTTGTGCTAAGTAGTTATTATCAGCACTAAAACTTTGACTTTGTGTTGTTGTTGTGTGTAGTAACTTAGCACTATAAGCTGTTTCATCGTCTGCGTGAAATACATCTACCCCTTTGCTGTCAAAAAATCTAGTTACATCTTTAGGATTACCATTAACTCTGTGTGCTGTATCTAATCCTTGACCACCTGAAAAGTTATTACGAGAGAACTTACGGCCTAAGTTAGAAGTAAAATCTTCAGGATTTTGTTTAACATTTATCTGTCCTTCTTGTACATCTGATGATTGTATTTGCATTTCTCTACCTGGACCAACAGCAGAACGTAACAATATGTCATCTACTCTAACGTCATACCCATATCTTTTTGGATTAGAGATGTTAACGGTTGATGCAATTCTAGGCATTATCCGTAGCTCAGGTTATTTATAGTTACTGGTTCAGGGAACCTAGCTCGTAAATCTTTTCTAGCTTGTTGTAGTAAAGCTCTTTGATAAGCCAACAAAGAGTTTCTTATTCTTGTAGCGGAATCAACAGGGAATGATTGTATAGATAATTGGTCTGATATATAATCTGCTGTAGCTGTTGGTATATCTCTGCCTGCCATTAACTGTGCTGCAACACCTGCCATAATAATTGGTTCATATTCGTTTTCTAAACCAATTTCAGCTAATGTGTTATCTTCTGCAGTTGGTTGTACAAACTTCTTTTTAAAAGTAACGTACACAGTGTGTCCTGAGTTAACGTTATATACTTGAACAGCATTAACTTTATCAGGTCCATTGTTGTTATAAGTTATTGTTTGCGATACACCATTTGAATCTGTATAGGTAAATGGATTAGGTAAGTCAATAAGTTCTACTGCAACACCTGCATATACAATACCTGTGTCATCTGTACCTGAAGCAAAATCTGTATATTGTGATATAGCTTTTATTGGAGCTATTAAATAATTATCGTTAGTACCACTTAGTGGTATGTATCCTACTTTAGCTGATACTTGTTTAGTTTCTGTTGCAAACAATGTAGGATATAAGTTTTTTATTTGGTCACATACAGCATCAAATACATTCTTACGTGGGAATGGCGGTGCAATTTTAATTATGTCACCTGCAGTATGTGATGCTTTAGTTGTACCTCTTGCACCTCTAGTTACTGTTACTGTATTAGTTACAGCATTTAAGTCTGTACACAACATTAACTCTTGGTCTATTTCTATAATGGTACCTGCATCCATAGCGTCTTCTTCTTCAATAGATAACAAGTCACCATTAAAAGTAAAGCTTGTTACGGTATCATTTATGTCTGCAGATAATGTTGTATAACTGACAAGGTCGTCCATAGGTTCAAGGTACTCTCGAAAAGTTCTATCTACTAGATTACCAATATTAGCCATTGGTTCTCCTAACTATGTCTAAAGTGTAATATTAAAGCTCTGTCTGCAGCCTCATTACCATCAGAAGTAACTCTTATGAAACCATTGCTTGCAAAGGCCCAACCTGATGGGTCAACTCTAACTATGTCTCCTGCTGATACTGTATAGCTAACATCAGTACCATCTGTTTCTTTGACATCTACAAATGTAGTATTGTCCATTGAAAAATCAAATGTTACATTTGAACCTGTCATAGCTGCAGGAAATTGTATACCACAAAGTAACATACCTTCTGTTTGAACTCCAAGAGAGTTATTGTTGTCTGCAGAAATATCTATTAAAGCTAATTTTGATTTAATCATATCTTCCTTACTATAGCAGAAGAAAAGGGTGGAGGTGGAGTTCCACCCTAATCTTCAATATTTGTTAACTTACTGCTTGAATTTTGCAGTGATACGAAGGAGGTCCGAACTCGAATCCCATCTCCATATAAATT